CAATACATAATATGGTGGCCTATTCTCATGAGGACTACCTCCTCCGGTTACTTGAGTATTTGCTGTATAATCTGAGTCAGGCCTAGTATGATTAGGGAATGGTCGACTATTAGCATTGTCCCCCCATTTTTCTCCTTTAAACGTAATCTTATGACTATGAGGAGGTATTTGGTCTATAGTAAGAGTTACTAGGGCCTGCCCACCAGTATTACCAATACGTTCGTATTCATAATCTCTTGGATCATATCCTACTACAAATCTACCTCTTAAGTCTGGAACACTTATATAACCAGCTTTAGTAGAAGCAGTATTATACTTATCTCCAATAGCTTTATATAATTCTGGGTATTCTGCTATACTTACTTGACTTCCATCACAAAGTACATAACCTTCAGGAACTCCAGAACCAGACCATAATTGGATAAGACCAATATCCCCTCCAGCAGTGTTCTCTTTTTTACCCTGTCTACAAGTTACAACTACAGTTTTACCTGATTCATCCTGTATGAAAATTACTTGGCCAAGTTTATCATTATGAGTATTATCGTTTAAGCTCATGATAAGAGTAGTACCAGAGCCAGATACATCTCCCGAGTTTTCCCTAGTATAATTTACATTAACTGGATCACCAACTTTCTTTCCATTGATTACCATTTGTTTAGTAGATACAATAGTAACCTCTTTACTTTCTCCTGTAGGCTCAAAGTATAATTCAGTGGGTGAAACTCTGAAAGTGTATTCATAATTGCCTTCCCCTTTCTTGTGGATAAGCTTTACTTCTTTAGTTGACCCATCTACAGCTTCTACTGTTAAGATCTGAACTATATCTTTGTCCGTAGCATTCTTTTCTTCTGGTGTTACCGTTATAACAGTCCTACCTGAACCTTGATTCTTGCTTATATTGAATCCCATTATCTTCTATATTTCCTTATTTCTTTACGAAGTTCTCTTACTATAGTTTCCTTCAGAACCTTCTTACCACCAACTTGTTCGAAAGCTGGTGCCCATAGAGGTCTTGGAGGTAAATTACCACCTCTAGAACCATACTCTAACATGATAGCTACTTGGTTCAATGTTCTTTTACTAGTTCTATCACCCTTTCTGGTTTTCTTAAGGTTAGTAGGTATACCTACGTAAGTTCGATTCTTCTGTTTTACTATTTGTACTGATCTCAAATACTGACCCGTATATTTCAAAAGGGTATGCTCTCCATATCGTTTAATAGTATTAGCAGAGTGAGGATCCCAATGGGTTCCTCTTGGGGGAGTACCTGTTCTTAGGCATTTTTTCACAAGTCTGAGAAGTTGATTGCCAAATTTCTCAGTAGCTCTATCATAGGCATTTCTCATGATAGATGGAGTTTCGGCAATCAACTTCTCAGCTCTAGCCTGTTCTTTTGGGTCAGCATATATTTGTAAGTCTCCCAAGGGAGTACTTATAGTTATGTTTACTGACTTACTTGCCATCTGGATTTTCCTTCGGTTTATTCAAGCCAAGTGAATCCATCATAAGGTTTATGGCTTGCTGTTGTGATTGTAATACTGATACTACATCTTTCCTGAATGAAGCGAATTCTTCATTGAATTGACTACCATTAGTGGGCTCCTTGTTTTCAAACATAGCAAGGATATTATCGCATTCCTTTATTATGTTCTCGTATTTACCTACATTATTAATAATACCAAGAGCCTGTGACCTTTGCAATGATACTTCGTTTACAATATTACTTCCAATTAGAGTGTAGTACACATTGTTATAAATACCCTCATTCCCATCCGAAGGTAAATATACGATTACTGTACCAATGGAATCTTGAAGAACAATTTCTATAAGATTAGAAAAGCCATCACCATTTTCATTAGCTCTGGGTTTACTTTCTCCTACCTTTACTACTTTAGCTCGGTCAAAGATTGGGTACATTGATCTTCTGTCTCTTTCTAGAGTAAAGACTAAATCTCCTCTTTGTAATGATTTAAATTTCATTTCTTCCATACTGCATTATTTTTTATTGATTAGACTTAATCCCATTTGAACCATACTGGGATTCTGTTTCATAAATTCTACTAGGTTCAAGAAATTATAGTATCTATGGATATCTATCAGTCTTTGTGCTTCATCGGCTACTCTCTTTGCTACCTCTAAATTAGGAGCCGGTAGTTGCATTTGGAGAGTAAAGGTTTGTAGTTTATTATCTTCTTCCATGTTTCTTACTAGATTAAAATGAAAAAAGGGAAATACCCACTACAGGTACCTCCCTTTTCCCTAATCAACTTTAATAGAAATTATGCAGTTTTATTACCTACACCCTCTACTTGTCTAGAAACTCCTGCAACTTCAGAAGTAACTCCACGAGCAGCATCAGATATGTCTTTGTAAATACCAGCTTTTGCTTCCTGAACAGTAGATTCCACTTTTTTGGATATCAGCTTTTGTGTCATTGATTTTGTCCCACACAGAAACTGCAGCAGCACCAAAACCACCACCTACTAAAGCTCCACCGACAGCACCCCAACCGGAGCCCCATCCTCGATTATTACAACATTCATCACTATAACGATTATGATCCGCAACCACTACAGTACCTTCACCAGATTTAACTTCCATAATGATTTAGTTTTAAAAAATTTATCTATCAATAAATGTACTAGTGTTGTGTTTAGGATTAAATTGTCTAGGTGAGCCAAGAAACATCCCAATGATGGGTATTATTCCCCTCTTCAATCCTAAAGTCACCAATTAATAACCATAAACCTCTTACAGAATTATAGGCCAATACATAAACAGTATCTCCAACCCCTCTATCCTTAGTAGTACTTTGAAGAGAATTCACAGTTATTTTACCTTTTACTGAGTCTACTATAATACCCTCACGTATTAAGCTCATATCATACATAAAGTCAGAAGTATGAGGCATATCAGCCGTATCAAATAATCCCCACGTATCTTGATCATTACCATTTGAAATATTTAAACTTAATTCCAATCTGAAATCATTATTTTTAGCTCCTTGAAGAAGTCTGAAAATTACTGTTTTTCCAGATGGCTTCTGTCTAACAGTATCGGCTGCTGTTCTTACAGCAGAGCCTGCTTCAGCTATATTTGCCATAAACCTAAATGGAGATTGAGAATCTGGTGTTAACATTATACCTATAATTTGATCTTCCATCTCCATATTTACAGCTTCTATATCGGCTACAGGTAAGGGGCTACCATTGTGAGTAGAGATAAGATTAAATACATGTTTATTTACCAATCCATTTGCGGGAGCTGAGAATGTGAAATCGGTGTAATGCCCATTACCATCTAAGTCAGTAATATAAAACTCATAGACATCTCCTGCTTTTTGAATTATTGTCAGAGTACAAGTTTTATCCGATTCTCCTTGAGTAAAAGTTATTACTCCAGTTCTAGATGAACTACTGTTATTAATAGCTACGGTATACCTAACCGTACTGCCATCATCTTGGATAGTAATCCAGTCAACATTAGAAGAAGCCCACCAATTAGTAAATCTCTTCCCATTTTTAAGAGAATTAATTATAAAAGGTCCATCCATAACCCCGTCATTTCCAGGCCAATTATCATAAGTAATACCTGTACTCCAAGGATCTGAAGTAGTTTTCCTAATATAAAACTCATAAGTTGAAGCACTCTGTTGTACAGTTTGTACTAACTCTCTATCTAAGCCATTAGGTTGATTAGCTTTGATTGTAAGAGTTCTGCTTACAGGCTTTGAATGCTCAGGTATGGTAATAGTTACTTTAAAGTAATAACCACTCACATTAGTAATAGTTTCGGTTACTCCGGATGGCAAAATAAGAGTAGGTTTAATAGCTTCGGTAGAACTTAAAGAACCGTTAACATATCTAGACCTATAACTTTTTATATAAAAAGAAATATTACCTCCTTTACCTTCAACAGTACCAATGGATAAAGTACTAGTTTTATAACCACTATTCTGTTGAGTACTATGTTCAAATACTATACCGCTACTAGGATAAATTACCTCAGCCGAATTCTGTGTAATGGTTAAATATACAGGAGTTGCCGTATTATAAGTAAACTTAATCTTAAAAGTTCTAGGTGATGAGTTAGGGTTTGGTGCTACACTAATACTACATCCACTAGAACTTTTACCAGAGATGGTAATATCAAATGAAGTTCCCTCAACTACTTCAGCTGAAGTATAAGTAGTTCTAGTGTTTTCTACATAAGTTCCGTTTATATATTTATCATAATTGGCATTTACTGTCAATCTAAATCCTGAACCAGTTCCAGGTACATTTTTAGTAGTTGGGTCTATAGATAGGTGATCTACATAAGTTACTTGACCTCCTTCCTGAGAAATTGAGATAGTCTGGTCTGTAGCAGTTGGGAAATCGAAAGTAACCGTAAAATTTCTAGCAGAACCACTATTACTTGGGATAGAAATACTATTACCACTAATAGAAGCCGGACTAGAAACTCTTACGGTAGCAGTTTCTGATTCTGTATAACTACTACCTTGACCATTCCAAGTATAAGTTCTACTTGCACTCTTAGCAGTTACATTAGATTGACCTCCACTGTAACTGAAAGAAGTTTTATCTACTCTACAGTTATAACTCCATGAAGAATAAACTTTTCTACCTGCTGCCTGAGTAAATGTTGCCTGTAGGGTTTTACCCGAATACTTCTGAGTCCAAGTTACAGTGATTGATTTACTATTAGTAGATGTATTGTTGGGTACTATTCTACCTTTATTACCGTCGTAATCTGTAGTATACCAAGAACCTTCCGAAGTTTTAGTGACATCATTCGTCAAACTTTGAGAAATAGTAGTATTAACACCGTTTACTTGCTTAACTCGATTAGAAGCATATGAACCAAAGGGGTATGTACCTCCAGTAGCTGGAGCATTAAAAGAAGGATTACCATTCGGATTCCACTGGAATGTATAAATCCATTGCTCGGCATTGATATCCTCTAACTTGACACATTCATTGTTACCGTAGCTAGCAGCATTACTAATTACAATAACCTTGTCAACATTGGAGTCCTTACCATTATTGAGTGCTAACAACTCAGCCTTGGTAGGGCACTCATTAGAGGTCTTACCAAGGCCGGTCTTATTCAGAATAGCACTCCAAGTTGCTATTTCTGCCATATTACTTATTGTTTAATTGTTTCTTAAAGTCTTCGAATTCTTTTCTCAATAACTTAACTCCTTCGAGAGCCATGACACTGAGCATTTCATATTCTACTACTTTTACTTTTACATATTCCTGACCATCTTCTCCGACGAAAGTTTCGAATCTAGATTGGTTAGGTACTTGAGAAGCAGGTATAGTATTCTCTGATACCAACAGAGGTTCAATTTCCTCTAAGCTCTGAGCAATAGTTCCCACTTGGTATTTACCATTCATCTTGAAGTGAACTGTAGGTATATTACAGATTTGGTCCAGAGTATGGTTCAAATTCTCTACTTGAGATTTTAATCTACCATCTGATTCCTTCCAGAAACCAGAAGCTGCAGTAGTTTTAGCAAATACTACTTGGTCTGTAGTAGCCAATCCTAATTGAGCTCTAGTTACATTATGAGGATTATCCATTCTGTTTGCATGGGTACTTAAGTCGGTCTGAGCTTTTGTACCTGCAGCCTTAGCATCTGCAATAGCCGCAGCCTGAGCAGTAGATACTGGCATATTTGCTGGAGCTAAGTTCTGTACATTACCTAAACCTATCTGAGCTTTGGTTACATTGTGAGGGTTACTCTTATTGCCAATATGAGCATCTAAGCTTTCCTTGATTACTTTGTCAGAATCCTGGATTAATTTCTTTAATGCAGTTTTAGCAGCATCAGTATAAGCCTTAGCTTCATTCAGAGCCTTGGTAATATCCCCATTTAGACCAGAGTTAAGTTTATTGAACATCTCCCGAGTCAATACTCCAGCTCGATTAGCATTAGCAGCTAAAATTTCTAATGTCTGTATAGTAGCTTCACCATATACTCCATCAGCTTTAGTAGATTTACTAATCTGTACCCAAACTTTATCCGTATTCTGAACTACTCCTTTACCAGAAATTATAATAGTACCCGGGATAGAATCAAACAGTTTCTTATCTGCTGCAGTTTGTACACCTGCTAAGTCTTTGGTAGCAGCTGGGATAGGTTGATTATAAGTAATTACAGTTGCAGTATTATCAAAATCTGAACAATTGAAATTTAATCTAACTTCAGTAGCATTTCTAGTCCAAGCTCCGTTATCCTTAATATGAGAATAAAACCTTAGATGATCATTCAGAGATTTTCTCCAATCATCTAAAGCTTTACCCTTACCTCCATCATAAGCAGTACCAGTAACTTCTCCAAGTATCAGTGAAGAAGTATTACTATCTACAAACTGAGTACCTGACCAACGGAATTGATAAGAGGGTTCATCCTGGGTAATATTCAAATATATCTTACCTGATTCTCCAGTAATAGGATTAGCATGATCTGGGTCAGAATATAATTTAATATTGCTCAGCTTTCCAGTTTCACTGATATCATAAGTAGCATAAGCTTCGATAACATCATCAACATAAGAAGGCAATTGACTAGAGGGTACTAATCCATTACCATCCAAAGATGCAAATCCATTAGCCTTACCCTTAGTTGCTACAAAATCATCATGTTTCTTTTCTAAGTTATTGATGTTGGTTTGTAACTTATTTTCAAGTGCGGTATCTGCAGCAGCTCTGGCTTCTTCTTCTTCCTGAATCTTTTGCATCTGAACCTGGTCGTATTCAGCACGGGCATCTGCCTCTTCTTTGATAGCCTGAGTAAATTTAGTGTCCAATGCCTGGTCAGCTGCTTTTCTATCCTTGATTTCTTGAGCAAGGGAAGCTTCGGAAGAATTCTTCAAGGCTTCAATGGCATCTTTTCTGTCTTGGATTTCCTTAGCAATCTGCTGGGGTAAAGTTTTATCCAACTTAACCTTATCAGCAGCAGTCATAGTACCAGCTTTAGTAGTTGAGGCTACTGGTAAATTAAAAGTGGTATTATCATCTTTATATATACCTTCGTTTACAGTTTTTCGGTTTACTGATACTGTAACTTTATTAGCATCTGAAGTTGCTCCTTCTCCAACTACTACAGTCTGAGGAATAGAGTTAAATAACTTCTTATCTGCTGCAGTTTGTACACCTGCTTTCTCAGCAGTAGAAGCAGGGATATCTACAGTGAAATCATTAGATTTCTGTATACCTTCATTGGAGTTATATGTACTTCTACTTATGTTAGTAGTAACCACACCAGCCTTAGGTGTATAACTAGCTCCAGTGATATAATCATTGGGCATAGAATTCCATCTCTTCTTATCGGCAGCTGATTGAAGACCGGCTTTAGCATCTGTAGAAGCAGGGATAGCAAACTTACGAGGCATAGGTTCTCCATAGAGATTACCTTCTCCTTTTACAGAACTCTTAAAGTTTACTTCAGCAGAAGTACCATTGATAACCAAGTTCGGATCAATTTCCGTAACCATAGTTAAGGGTAAAGCATTTGAAGTAGCTTCTTCTTTCTGAAGACGTTCATCTAAACCCTTAGTGATATCATTAAATTTATTCTCAAGAGCGGTATCAGCTGCTTTTCTATCTTCGATTTCTTTATCTATACGTTTACCCAGAGCATTATCAGCAGCAATTCTTGCAGCCTCTTCAGCATCAATATTATCCTGGAGAACTTTATCGGCAGCAATACGCTCATTACGTTCTGTAGTAAGGTCCTGAGTATTCTTGTCTACTTTAGCTTCAATACGAATATCCTCAGCCTTTCTAGCCTCAATTTCCGTATTCAATAGTTCCTTGATTTCAAGGTAGCCAGTATTCTGATTACTTTGTAATCCCTGAATTAATTCTAGGTTACGTTGAATATTAGCAGTATTCTTAGCAATTAATTCATCCTGAGCCTGAGCCTTTGTTAATAATTCAGAACGAGTTTCTGTTACGAAAGTTCTCAGTTCACTTACTGTAGCATTAAGTGTAGTACTTAATTCAGTAAACTTCTGAGTAACTTGTTCATCAGCTGCAGTTCTATCGGAGATTTCCTTATCTATAATACCTTTAAGTTCAGTCAGCTTATTAGTAATTGTAGTTGCAAAGTTAGGATCATCTCCCAATGCTTTTGCAATCTCTTCTAGTGTATCTAATACTCCAGGAGCAGAACCAATAACCTTTTGGATTGCAGCTTCTACTTGTTCGGCATTCTGATAGTTAGAATCGTTTTCCAACTGAGATACCTTAGTAATGTAGTTAGCAAATTCCTGGATATTATCTAACTTAGCTTTTAATAAGTCGGTAAAGTCATTTGAAGAAAGCTCTTTGCCATCTACTTTATCAACCTTTCGGTCATTCAAGTTTTCAACAGCCTGAACTCTATCTGATACTTCCTGAGTAATCTTATTCTCTAACAGAGTGTCTGCCTGAGTACGATTAAGGGTTTCGGTATCAATATTATTCTGAAGCTTGGTATCTTCTTGTAGTCTACTTTGAGCCTCATCATTGATATCTTTAGATATAGCTACCAAATCATCTTTGTGATTTTCCATAGCTGTAGTCAGAGAATCCTTAAGAGCTTGTTCAGCAGCCTTAGCTCTTTCTACTTCGGTTTGAATAGCAGTAGTGTTATTAGTTACTTTCTCCCTGAGCTCATCTAAAGAACCGGTTACTCCACTATTGAGGCTATCTATTCTGGTGCTTAAAGCATCATCACCTGCCTTACGATCTTTAATCTCCTGGTCGATTCGAGCATTGATTTTCTCATCTTCATTTGCCCGGGCAGTAGATTCAGTATTTATCAAGCCAGTGAACTTATTATCTAATAAAGTATCTGCTGAAGTTCTATCAGAGATCTCCTTATCGATATTCTGCTGTAAAACAGTATCACCAGCTTCTCTCTTTGAAACCTCAGTGTTCAAGTCGATATTTACCTTATCTACCTGAGACTTAAGATTAGTATCAGCATTGGCTCTTGCTTCAGCTTCTGCATTAACCATGCCTTCTAATTCAGCATAATCTTCAGCTTCCTTAGTAATCTGGTCATTTAATCTGTCAGTATTACGTTGGATATTTGCCTTGTTAGCATTTACTTCTGTTTGCAAAGCATCTATCTTAGCCTGAAGTTCATTTTTAACGGTATTTACCGCATCCTGAATAGATAAAGCCAATTCTTGTATCTTGGTAGCATTAGCAGTTACTCGAGTATCTAATGCAGCATCAGCAGCCTTACGATCCGTTTCTTCCTTAGTGATAGCAGCTTGTAATGCAGCATCGGCATCTTTTCTATCTTGGATTTCCTTATTCAGACTAGCTTGAATACCGTCAGTGTTACCAGTAATTTTATCTACTTCGTTATCAACGTATTCTTTCAACTTAGCCTCAAGAGCAGTATCAGCTTCCTTACGGTCAGAAACTTCCTTATCTACATTAGCCTGTACCTGGGCATCAGCTTCTGTACGATTAGTAATTTCTTGATTCAACTGTTCGGTAATAGCAGCCAATTTCTTGGTAATTGTAGTTGCAAAGTTTGGGTCATTACCCAAAGCATCTGCAATCTCCTTCAAAGTATCAAGAACCTCTGGAGCTTCCCCAATAATCTTTTCAATAGCTGCCTGAAGATCTGCTTCAGTTTGATAACCAGCATCATTGATAAGCTGAGATACTTTTGTGATATAATTAGCATGTTCTTCAATGCCATCCAATTTAGCCTTAAGAATATCGGTAAAGTCGTTTTTAGTAAGAGAATAGCCTTCTCTTTTATCTACCTTACGATTATCTAAGTCTTTATCGGCAGCAATACGCTCTTGTTTTTCTTGCTCTAGTTTTTCAAGCAATTCGGTTTTATCTGTACCGGCCTGAGTTTTCAAATCCTCAATCTTATGGTCAAGGATTTCATCTTGAGCAATTCGAGTTTCTTTCTCGTTATCAATATTGTTCTGAAGTACAGTATCTGCATTCTGACGGTTCTGAGCTTCTTGAGTAATGTTCTGCTGTAAACCACTATCTGCATTCTGACGGTCAGAAGTTTCCTTTACAATCTGTTGGTGTAATACTTCATCCTGAGCAGTACGAGCTGCAGCTTCAGCATTAATCTTGGATTCAAGTTCTTGGTCTGCAGTTTTACGATCACTGATTTCGGTGTTCAGTTTAGATTCTAATGCTACATCTGCATTTGCTCTTTCTGAAGCCTCGGTTAGAATCTTATTATTTAAGTCGGCAATATCCCTAGTATGGTCTAACTGTACTTGATGAACAGCCTCGGTCAGTTTCTCATCAGCAGCTCTACGTTCAGCAGCTTCCTTATCTACCAATTCCTTAGCATATTCTTTAGCTTCAGTTAAGTTATTGTCAGTTTCTACTTCCAAATCACCAACCCGGTCTTCTACCTTTTGAATACGAGCATTGATTGCTTCTATCATCCTAGTAATATCTTGTACTACTTTAATGATAGTTGCATTCAACGTATTAACCGAGTTAACCAAGTTATCGTTCACAATCTTAATCTGAGAAGCTAATTCGTTTTCACGGTTCTTAGCTCTAGTTACCTCAGCTTCTAATTGAGTACGTAATTCAGTTAATCGGTTAGTGATATTGGTAGCAAAGTTTGGGTCATTGTTTAATGCTTCAGCCAATTCCTTTAATGTATCCAAAGCATCATCAGCACCATCTACTAAGTCATGTATATATTTCTCAACTTGTTCTTGAGTCTGATATTTCAAATCGTTTTCTAATTGAGAAACTTTAGTAACGTAGTTAGCATGTTCCTCAATTCCATTCAGTTTTTCTAGCAATTCATCAGAGAAGTTATTTTCTGACAAATCCCAACCTTCTTTCTTATCTACCTTGTTTGCAATTGATAAGAAGAATGCCCAGAACTCTTTAAGAGTTCCAACAAAACCATGAGCCAAAGAGTCATCATAATAACCCTGTAATAGCCGTTGGTCAATCTCTTCGCAAGTGTAGTATTTACTAACGTACATATGTATATATTTTAAGGTGTTACTTTATTCTTTCCCAATAACAGTTCTGAGTTATTACCACGGAAGTATTCTTTTTCTTTACCAGCAAAAGCATTTGGGATATCATCTGGATTATCTGGGTCAACATCTCCTCCATCCTCTATATCCCCAACTACTACGGCATAATCAGGTAATTTCCTAACTCTGAACTTAATAACTTGGCCAAAGCCTATATGAGGTATATCTTTATCCCATACCTCTCCAAAGTAATCTTGGTAATTTGATACGAACTTCATACCAGTCATAGATTGCATGGTAGTAGCCGAATTACCAGTACCAGGCATTTCTATGTGAGCTCCAGAAGGTCCATTCAAGATTATAAGATTACTGTCCCACCAATCGCCTTCTACATTGTTAAGCTTGGTGAAACGTAACATTAACATTTTCATATCTTTATGGATTTTGTTCTACGAATTTGATTTTAGTATCTCTATCCCTTTTGAGGATTACCAAGAATACCAAAGCTTCATCTTTAGCCTGAGATATTTGAGTATCTCCAGAAGGCTTATATACTATCCCATTGATAACAAATCTATCCTCGGACCAGTTAAAGTTCCAATAACCTTCCTGATTGAGATATCCGATTTGTTCTATGTAATTCTTTGAAATAAGTATAGAAAGGTTCTCATCATCTAATTCTCCAGAAACAGTAGCCTTATTAATAGGCCAATTCCTAAAAGCATTGTAATAGCATAAAGCTTCTATGGGAATATTATAATATCTTGGGCTATCATCCTCAGCATGATTTAGATATTGATTAACATGTTTAGCCCAAGTAATTGTTTGTCTTCCAGCATCCCAATCTAAGAAATCAGTGATAATCTTTTTATACCTATTCCAAGAATGGTTCTTAACCATTCTCCAAGGTTCTTTTGTCATGATTTATTATCTATTATGGTTAACGAAGGTTTACTTGCTTTATTGAGAGGGGCTGTTGGATTAGGTCCTCCCAAAGGAGTTGGTTTTCGATGATTTACTACTTTTGGTACTACTAACCGTTCAATTTGATCACAGAATGGTAAGTATATCTCCAACCTAGATGCCAGCATACATAGATTCTTTCTTAGTTCATCCATATATCCTCCAGGTTGAATCATCTTTGAATAAGTACTCCATAAGCTAGATATACTTTCGGATATCTTATCATAATACTGTACCTCGGTAGGACCTGTAGTAATTTGCTTTATCCTATCTCCTCTAGCATGTTCTCCAGGTGAATCACCATCTTGGTCTGGTCCCTGAGATTCAGTGGAGATAATTTCTCTAAAACTGTTTCCTGCAACCAGCAGTATATTTTGTATTTGTATATTGAGATAATCCCATACAGCCAATTCCATAATTAATTGGTTTTCTAGTCCCTCATACCATAATTCATCATTATATTTATCTGGTGGTATAACATGGTTTACTAGTGGGAAGATATATAATTGCCATTTAGTGATGTATGCAGTTTTATCTTCTATGGTCATACTCTCATTTAATTCCTTGGGAATATACCTATCTATCAAATTATAAATGGTATCTTGAAGAGTAGTATGTCCATAATTACATACAACTACAGTTCGAGTACAAGTCAAATCTAATCCATCAGAATTAGTGACATGTAAGGTTACATCATAAAATCCAGACTTCTCATAAGAGTAAGATTGATGTCTTCCACCATTGAAAACCTCTCCCTTATCATCACCAAAGTCCCAGTCAAAAATGGATTTGGCCGGGACTTTGGTTAATACTCTAAATGAAACTTCCAGACCTGATGTTACATATGTGAAGTCTAGATTCTTTTTCATTTATATTCAGATTTGTTTATTCTTTGTTTTCTTCGAAATCTTCAAGTAAAACTTCAAGGATATCTTTTACGGTATCTTTCGGATCAGCTTCGATTTCATGTTTCTTAGCAATCAGCTTAGCTTCTTCAAGTGAATAAGCTTTGGCAATCTTACTGATTTCCATACCCTTTGCAAACTGAGCAGCTAGCTTCTGGTCAAGCTTTTCGATATCCTCAGCAGTATACTTGGCAGTTTTGTTCTTATCCGGAACTAAAACCAAGTGGCCAGAAACTAAAGCTTTCTGAATACGTTTTGTTCTGTACTGACGGGCAGTAAGTTCTCTCTCTTCGCCTTTTGCAATTGAAATACCTGTTACCTGGTCGTTAAAACTGTAGGCATTAGTTCCAACTGTTACAATATAAGTAGTAGCCATAATCTTTTATTTTAGGTTATAATATAAAACCCCGAACAGAATGGATTGAAACTGTTCGGGGAGAAATTAGATAAAAATACAATGAAGAAATCCCGGATATTATTCTAAGTTAACCAATAGGTATGGGTCAATGTTCATGAAGCTCGGGAATCCAGCTTCAGAGAATTTCTTGTTAGCTGCCAACAGAAGAACAGCATCCTGGTACATCTTAGAGAAACCTGTAGTCAGAGAAGCATATACAGCTTCAGTCTGATTAGATACGATTCTTTCTGATTCAAGCATCAACTGTTTAGCAGTAAGCTTAATCAAGGCAGCACTGGTATCTACCATCAACAACTGCTGATCAGGAGTTCCCGGGTGAATATAGAAGTCAGCCTTGTTGGGAACCGGAGACTTGATATTCAGTGTAGCTTCTGTAGTTCCTGAGTGACGTTCTTTAAATTCAGGCAAGTTCAACATCTCGATAGCCTGGTCTTCACCACCAATCATAGTAGTAAAGTTACGGCCCATACGAGCAGCACGAACCCAGATATGCAACAAGTCTTTATAAGTAATACCGTTGGTTGTTTCATATACACCAATAACCGGAGCAGATTCAGAACCATCAGCTTTGTTACCGTTCATCAAAACATCCATTGCCAAAGTATCCATAGCATAACCCAACTGAATACCAAAGTCACGGAGATAGATTCCCAATACATCGATTGAAACGTAGTTTTTAACTTCGTCAGTAAGTTTAAATCCTTTACCGATTTTGAACAGAGAAACTGATTTCTGTCCGAAGCTTACATCTCCCAAAGGAATTGTTTCTGCTTCATTTACCTTAGCGGGAGCAGCATCCGACATATTTACCATCGGCATAGTTACCTGCAAACCATTAATTGATTGGTCTGAAGCAATGATGTTCGGGTAGAAAGGTGCCTGACGCATACCAGTTGTAATAGCAGCACGGATGATTTCCGGTACAATCCAACGGATATTCTGTTGCGGCATAGTGAAGATGTTCTGCATTGTATCAATCTTCGGATTAATGCCCAACTTTTCAAAGAAGGCATCCTGTGATACACCATATTTACCCTGTACCAGTTCTTCCAGAGTAACTTCAATAGGCAATGTGTTGTTGGAACCCTGACGGTATGCTTCCAAACTTCTTACCATTTCCGGAAGTTCCTTTCTAAGGTCTTCCATTTTCAATTGTGCAAATTCTGTATTCATTGTTCTTTTAATGTTCAGTTAATGATTAGCGTACCAATACTTGAATAATATCATTAGCTTCATCAGCCGGTACGATGCTAATGAATTTTGTTTCATTGGCTGAAGTTTCAGCAGTGATGAAACGGCCGATCAACAGGGTATTTGTGGGTTTTACATAACCACATGCCATAGCCTCTTTAGCTACCCAGTTTACAACCATGAAAGCTTCTACAGCTACAGTTACTTCTACGGGGAAATCTCTTTGAGCCTGATAAGCTGGGTTAATGTTGTCAGTTACAGCTATACCCAGATAAACCTGGCTGCCCTCTTCACCCGGGATATAAGGTTCGATATTACCATCGGTATCCAAAGCTACCGGCATACCCTGATGAATAACTTTGTTTTCTTTTACACAGAAAGCCTGATGCAACTTGTTAGATTCGCTCTTATAGATCACCGCTCTGGGAGTTTTTTCACCAAACAGAGTCATCGGTTGATCCTGATTTACCAGCTTAGTAGTAGGATGTGTATTCATATTCTTCTTATTTTAGAGATTATTTTAATTTGTTTGAATAGATACCTTTCAGAATCTCTTCAGTACTCTTTTCGGAATTCTGAGCAGTAGCTTTGTTATCGGATTTATCCTCTGCCTCAGTTGCAGAAGAAGCACGGCTTACATCGTGAGAACCGCATTTAGCACAGGTCATTGGGAATTTTTCTTCCAATCGAGCTTGGTAATCTTTAGTAAGAGAGATCAAAGTTACCATGCCGGTAGTTTCGGCATTCAACATTGTAACGATAGTTTCATCAGCTTTGTCACCCATAAGTTTTTTATAGGTTGCAACGGCATTTTCACGGAGAGATGCAATGTGGTTTTTACCTACCTGAGCCATTTCTTTCAGATTTGCAACTTCTGCATTCAGATTAGTAACCTGTTCTGTAAGAGAAGTTTTTTCTGTAGTTAAGTTATCCACAGTAGTCTGAAGAGTGTTACGAGAATTAACCAATTCCCGAATGGCTGCAAATGCAGTTTCCTCGTTCATCTCTGTACCTTCGGCAAGAGTAAGGCAATCTTTACCAAAGATTCTTTCTAAAAATTTTTGTAGTTCATTCATATCTTTATTATTAGGATTTTGATTTCCTTGATTATCATCATAAGATTGGGAAGTATCGTTATTTTCACTGAACAAAGCTAGATCAGTTTTCGTATCATAGAAGAAATACTGTTTAGACTTATCATCCCTATATTCTTCGTATGAAGCCCAAGTTCTCTTGGCAAAATTGGGATTAATGATTTTACCATCATCCCCAATCTTCTGAGCAAAAGCATCAGCTCCATGAGATACCAAAGAAGTTTCTAAGTATCTTACTATTTCAGTAACGATTCTTCGTACCATAACTCCCTTAGAATCGTAAGTACCCAATTTCTGGTAGAATTCATCATCTCCCATATTTGGGTGAGATTTATCCCACTTAAACTGTACTGTTACTGAGTTAGAATGGATAGATGGAGGATCCATAAGAATGCCTCTAGCAATTCTCGGATTTGCTTTACCATCAATCTTTAATATACCATTAATACCTGCAGGAATAACAAAAGAACCCTCCTTGTATTCATCTTGCCAGATAACTTGTGATACAGCTCCAATAGCATTACCAATATTAGTCTCATGGTCACAGTTTACTGTTTGTCCTAAGAGCATTCTCATAGAAGCTTTTAATACTCCATTTTGACTAAAATCGGTAGGATTCCAGTTCTTAGACACAATAGTTGCAGATAATAATCTGAACATTGGTTCAATAAACTCCTCATCTTTAGGAGTAAGTTCTTCTGGCTTCAAGTCAGGATAATAGGTATTATAATCTATTTCTCCTCCCCAAAAACCAAATTGACTGACTGACTCCTTAGAAGTTTGAGCCCATTTATAAAAATTCTCCGAGAAGGTTTGTGGTTCTATGGATGTTGGGATATACCCAGCCATTATAGTATGACCACTACCTATCACTAAAGAATCCAAATGTTCTCTGTTCTTTTTAGTAATCGGTTTACTCATCTTGATTTAGTATTTTGATCTCCTCGTGAAGGAGCCGGGTTATTTTTATCTCTTGATCTACGAGCGGATTGATTCTTATCGTCCTGTCTCTGTTTCTTCTTAGTACCCTCTTGTGGGTCTGAATTACCTCCCTTAGCAAATTGGTCTTCCAATGAAACTCTTGGTTCTTCTTCTGAAGGAGAATCATAACCCATTTCCCAAGCATATTGATATTGAGAAATGATACCTGCCTTGTAAAGTAAGTCAAGGTTCTGAATCTTATACTGTCTACCCTGTTGGATTTTAACCTCATCAGAGATAGTGGATGATCCCCAAGTAATGGATATTCCCTTACAATCAAAGCCAGCCAGACGTAGTTCTAGTTCATAAATAAACTTAAGAACATAAGAAACTATCATTTGGATATTCTTTAGCTGACTTATAAGCTTAGAAAGCATAATACCAGTTGCTCCTTCTCCAATGGAAGCTTGTACTCCAATTAGGTTGCCATTTACTCCCAAACCATTAGCAACTGATTGCTGGTTCATATTCCAGGGTTTATCAATATTGTTCATCTCTTTTGAAGTAGAGTTAAGTTTAAACTGGTGGTCATCAATGTAACCAGTTACTACTCCATCCTTCATACCTTCCCTTACATTCTGTTTCAAACGTATTAGCTCCCTATTTAATCTTCTAGTGTAAGCTTCTACATTTTCATTAGGTTTCTGTTGTGGTTTTTCCATCAAAGCCTCTAGAAAACCAACCATACCACAGATTTCCATGATATGTTTAAAGTTAGTTTTCATATCATGCTGACCCTTTAATGAATCCAAAGATGCCATAAAAGGAGGTATTCCGTAAGGTTCATCAGTATCATTATACATACCAACATAACAGTAGGTCTCTGTATTAAGTTTGATATAATCTTGCTTATTTGAGCCATTCCAGAGAGTGTTCCTCTGATATGGACTGTATACACCATTATTCTCTCTTTTGAATACTATCCTATCTGGTTTGAGGAATAATACAGTAGCTAGACCCTCTAACTTTTCATTTGGTACAGCTTCTACTGAGATAGCTCCACTAATCATCAATTGAACTATCATCTTGTTTACCAAGCCATCCATACCAGCAGTATAGTTAGACCATTTAGAGGATACCTTAGAAAGATGATCTCTCATCTTATCAGCCTCTTTATCGGTATTATTAGGGAAGGTTATGTTGTGACCAGTATTAGCAAGCTTAAACATATCCTGTAAAGCTATGTTAACATCTGGATTCACTTTATATAAATCCCTTAAAAGCTGAATCACTTCAACACGAAAAGAAGGCGTAACCATCTGAGTTAAGCCTTTCAATGTATGAATGAAGTTACCTGGGTCATCATCCGGTTCCGATACTCTACCGGGTGAAATAGGTACCTCCTCTTTTTTACTTGGAGGATTAGCCTTGTTTTCTTGTATTGGAGATCGATTCCTTCTATCGAATCCAAAAAACTTAAGAATTTTCATTTCGGTTGTATTATTACATTAGTTTTTCCTTTTCGTATGTGATTACAAATTGCTTTACCAAATATATCATCATCAGAATAAACATCTCCTTCCAAATCCACATCTACAGCAGAAGTATTATTTCGATGTTTACCCATGGCTACAGGTCTACCCAAACCATCATATATAAAGGTAGGAGCTTCTTGAACAAAGAAAGGATCCTTCACAATGATATTCTCTTCTCGAATATCTTGTTCTAGACCCTCTATAATTACTGAACGATTCTTTTGGGTAGTTAACCAACCAGGAGATTTATCAACCTCAGGTCTAGACTTACCTTTCTTTTTCAGAAGCTTTTGATAGTAGTATAGGTTAGGGTAACCTTCTGATTGAAGAGCAGAAGTTACTGCTAACCCAACGTCATTAGATTCTGGAGCTACAACAGCAAAATTAAATAATTGCCCAGTATCTCCCAGTAACCTAGCATATTTATCTACTGCCATTCTTCCCTTATACACAACTTGTTCTTCTCCCAGCTTGTCCATACAAGTGAAAGAAGAATAGTCTGAGCCTCTACCTGTTGCAACGTCTGCACCGATAAAGTACTGTTTATTTGGATCTGGTTCGTTGAATTGTCTATACTGACGATTGAAACGATATTTTAAAACTGGATAATCACTTAAGCAATCTTCGATAGCCTTGATATCTGCCATATCAAATACTGTATTACCTGAAGAAAGAAAGTCTCCATCGATTTCTTGTGCAGTTCTTTTTGGACCCAATGCAGAAGCCATCTGGTCATACCAAGATTGATCCCGTTCTGGGTGCATCTGCCAATATAATCGAATAGCATTGAAAGGATTACCTCCAGCTATAGCATCTACCCATGTTGAATGGTAAAAATTACCCATACCGTATGGAGTAGAATTGATGATGGCTGAACCTCCGGTGGAAAGTGTAGGGAAGGCAGCTGCCCAAATAGCTGAAGCCCACCGAACGATTGCAGCCTCATCAATTACCAGGAGAGAAAGAGATTCTGAACGACCGGCTTCGGAAGATGTTGGGATGGATTCTATGAATGAACCATTATCGAATTCAATCATAGAGGCAGAACCAAATTCCCCAGTTCTTCCGTTAATGATCGGGGTTTGCATATACCAGGGAAGATTCTTATACATGAACTTAATCTTCTTAAGTACCTTCTTAGCTGTTGTATCTTTAATGGAGATAATGTTTATCTTCTTATTAGGATGATATGATGCCAGCCATAAGCAGTACATAGATATAAGTTCTGTAATACCCGCTTGCCTGAACTTTAACAAGATATTGAATCTCTGGAGTATAAATTGGTATAGTACGGCTTTTTGATACGGATATAATTCAAATCGAACCTTTCCTCTCACTGGATGTATCACATAACAAAAAAGACTGAAAAAGAAAACATCCGTTGTAACCCTAGATAGATTAGATAATTCTTCTCTTGTAAGGTTAGTTGGTGTTTCCTGTATCTTCTTTGCCATAAAATCTAAAATTTATAAGTTACTACCAGTTCTAAATCAGTTTTGATACCTGATAAATATCTTGGGTAATAAAAACTGTTTATCCCCAGTTTGTAATTAAATCTCTTAGTCTCGATTGAAATTCCTGTTCCCAAATCCCATAGATTGTTAAAGGGTCGGTACTTACCATAAACATAAGGAACTAATCTTATTCTAGATTTAATTTCTTGTGTGGTAAGTTTTCCGTTATACCAAGAATACTTGTAATTATTAGTGTCGATATTGAATAACCTACTAGAATAAATTCCCGAGTTTTGATTAAAGAAACTCAATGTAAGTTGATTCTTATCGATTACTAATTGAACAAGAGAATCCTTCTCTGAGATTATAGAATCAGGATTATTAGCGGTATGAATAGGCTTATCCCAATTCTGATAATTGTAAAGAAGGATTCTACTTGGGTTAAGTAAATTATCGTAGGAAATTGGCAGGAAATCTTTCCTCAAATAAATTGTATCAGTATGTTGAATGATCTCTTTATCAGGTAACATACTGAGTTGTTGATTCAGTTTGTAATTCCTGAAGCAAAGGTAAATAGTAAATCCTAGTAAAAGGACTACCATGGCAATCTTAAGCTTCTTCATCTTTTGATCTGAGATAGGTATCTTTTGTTTTGTATCTATCGATTATTACTCCCAAAATTACTTTGAAATTATTACTGAAGTCAGTAGTCGGAATTCTAAATCGAATATCAATCCCTTTTGAATCTTGAGTAATACTCATTCTGATTTTTCCCTTGTGACTCTTTACAACTCGATTATAAAGAGTTGCTAAGAGATTAAACATACTCTTCAGATTTTTCGGTAATATCTCTGTTCTGTATAAAGTTTCTTTGTTCATTGTTACTTGAGTTTTTCGGTTTCAATTCATAATAGTCAACTCACTCTATATCAGGTGCTTGGTATTCATTTGCCAAGTCTGGCATAAGCCAACTAATTCAAATTCAATCAGTTACAAAACTGGCTTTGTTTTTCCCTTAACAATCCCTTTTCCTGATTGATTCTTATATCAGTATTCTTTATTCCAATATTCCTTATTCCAATACCCTTTAAAAGCCTATTAGATTTATATAGGGGGGATTCACTTGAAATTAAGGCATTTCTTAAACCATAATCCTATTTCACATACTGACCCTTTAGCAAGTGTATACCTAGCCTTATTCAACCAGTAGTGATAAGTCTTAGGGTCCCAAGTTGCAAATCCCCGAATAAATACTCGGTAATTTTCAGGGAATCCCATAATTGCCTTGAAATCATAAATACCCAAAGGATACCCATCAGGTCTAAATTGCCTATCTGAGGGTCTGAGTGTTAAAGGAGGTTTATCCTCTTCTAATCGGTATACTCCAGGTAAAGTACTCATCTTAGCAGTTTTGATTGGCCATTTCTTTTCATCTTTGAAATCATGGGTCCAAAGTTGTCTTACTTGTTTGACTGTAAGATTTTTCTTTTCAGGTAATTTCCGATAATCATACATTGCTAAAACTTTATCAGAGAATGGGATTAAAGCTTCCTGTGGGGCTGGTACTAGTAAATCTCTAGTAAGTTTTGGAGTATTTACTTGGAATACTTCATTAAAAGAATCCAAATACTCTTTTCCCTTGTCTAAATGAACTCCAATGATTACTAATCTTTTTCTTGATACTTGGGAGTTTCCGAAGTCAGAAACGCTTCTTTCGTGAAAAATAAATTTATAGTTCTTAAAGAAGTCCGTTAACATTTCTTTAGAAATGAGAGATAGCAATCTTGGTAGGTTTTCTATAAGAAAGAGAGCGGGTTCGTAATATTGAATTGCTTGGAATACTAGTTGTATACTTTTATTACTTTTAGGGTCTCCAAGAGCCTTAGATTTAGATAATCTCATTACTGAGCAACTACCACAATCAGGGCTAGATAATATGATATCTGGATGCCAATCTTCGGGTAATTCGTACCCTTTTAAGAAAGGTATACCTTTGAAATTAGCTTTCCACTGGCTTTCAGATTTTGTGTGAAAAACCGATCTTGGTTCAATATTTCCAATAAGCTTATCTCTAAAAGGGAATAGGAGGGCTCCTTGCCCTCCACATACTCCCAGTACTTTTAAGTCTTTCATTTCTTATAACTTCTCAATTTTATGTACTTGAACCAAGCATAATGCTTCCTAGTTGAAATATAATCCAGGTTCGAATCATTGTTATGAGCCTCTTCCTCAAAACTTACATCATGATACCTTTCATTCTGCTTGTCCCATTTAGCAAAACAAAGTATGATTAAGTACTCGATTCCATACCAAAGGTAGAAAAATACCCATAACATCTCAGCCATTTGCTTTGAATGTATATGTTCATGGTTATAATCCACCTCAGTAAACTTAGCCCCCTTTCTTACAAACACTAAACCAAAGATGTTGATAGCTTTGTATCCCTTGAAAGGTATAAGGTTGTTGTAGATTACTTTCATAGCTTGTCTTTAAAGTTTTCGTAGGTATTTCTTAGCTTTTGGTCGTAGTTATTCTCTTTGTAACCAGGACCATTATATCCTTTAGCGAAGGCATCCCAGTCTTTTGCCTTCAAATGTTTCACTAAACCGGAGTTATAGAGGAAATGGTACATCATTTCTAGCTGCATTTCATGAGATTCAGACATCTTTTGGATCATTTCATCCACTGATTGACATCCACAAAGCTGATAATTGAAGCCCATAATCTGTCCCAATCCCCAAGAAGTGGATAAATTAGCACAGTTTTCATCAATTTTACGAGCTGCTTCGAGTCTTTTCCACTCTCCTTCACCTCCCAAGTAGAATTCTTTGGTCCATTTTTGATAAACTAAGGATGGATTTCTCTTGGCTAGGTCATATAAATAGGTTCTTTTACCTTCTCCATCGAGTTTTATCTTCAAATATTTCCACATTACATGACCCTCGAAGAGAATCTGAGGTCTACCAGAGGGTAAAAATCCGTCTCGATTACCACATTCTACTACAGTTACTGTCTTTAACAGAGCTGGTTCAAGGTTTAACTTGTTTGCAACCTTGGCAATTAATTCGTTAGTAAGTTTATCCATAATATAAATTCTTAGAGTTTACATTAAAGAAGATAAAGTATTGCTTGTAGCCTTTCTTAGGTAGGTATATCGAGTTCTATTTATCAATGAATAAATAATTTAATTATGGATATGGGAAAGAAACAACAGATTATGGTTGATTGGTTTAGGAAAACCTTAGATGAATCGAAGAAACCCTGGAATACCCAGGTATATTTGATAACTGATAAGTATCATGTTTACATTGCCAACAAGGATATCAGATTAATAGGAAGTAATTTCGGTAAGGCAATCGATAGACCCTTGAAATATTTCTTATTTACTGACGGTAAGATACAGTATTTCAACAGTATAGAATTTCTTGGCTATTTGCCTTTCGAATTAAGAGCCGAATACCCAGTCAATTGCAAACCTCTCAATCCTTGGGAATACGACTACTATCGTCAGCATGGGATAACCTCAGAAGATTTGCAGAATTTATTTAATAATGATTGATATTTAAAAATAAAATAGTATATTTGTATAACGAAATAAATACATTATTTATATGAAAAAAGAAGTAATAAAACTCAAAGAGGGTAACTCGGTAATTTACCAAGACAAAACCCTAATGGAAAAGGCAAACGTAGTATCTATCGATAAAAAGAATGGTACTGCAATATTATCTAATAAGGTAATAATTACTAGAACAACAAATCTAGAGGGTCAATTTACTCGATTAGATGGGAAAGGTAATGCAATAATCCTACCTTGTACTACAGAGAATGAACAGAAGTACAATTCCTTTGTTGCATATCACCATTCCAAGAAATCCTTAGAGGCAATCAAAAAATGGTTGGATGATAACGGGAAACACAAGGATGATGAAACCCTTGAGAAAGTGATAACCTTAGATAAGAAACTTAAAAAATTAATTGAAAAGCTCAATGAATAGTACTTGGATAATATTAGGCATAATCTATGGGATATGCCTAATCCCCTCTATACTTCTAACCAAGATGTTATGTGAAGAAATCAGGATGATAAGACCTCATCTATTATTCCTTACAATCTGGTTAGTATTACCTTTATTTCCTATTTACTTAATATTCTTTAAAAAGAAAAACAATGGCTAGAATTAAAGATTATGACGAAGATTTATCTGCCCCTAAACTCCTAAGGGAAAGGGCAAGAGATAGCAAGGGTAGGTTCATTAAAAAGGACCTACCACCCTACCTAGGATCTGAGCAAGTATTAAAACCTAAGAACTACTATCACTTCGATAGTCACGGTAATTATAAGGGTAGCTCAATGAATTTTGATGCTCTAGTATGCCTTGGCTTTACTTGGTTTAAATTACTGGGAGTAGCATTAATGATGTTACTATGGCCCATAGTATTTATATATGCCCTTAATGATGGGATAGAGGGATACCCATTTAAGAAGTATGCAATCCCTTATATCTTTATCCTAGTGGCTTGGTTTATAATATTCTTATATGGATTAGTATCATGAGCAATATCGATGAA